TTTTTGCTTTTAATTGACAACATCAAAATGCCTCCCGCTATAGCAACTCCAATGAGGGGGTATATGTATTTATTGACTTTCATTTCTTTTCCTCCGAAATCTTTTTAATCAAGGTTTCCATCTCCGCATCCAACTTATCGGTTTTTGCATTTGAAGTGTATGCCCCTTTACTACTTTTGTACTTGCGATAAGCAACGGCACTAACTATTCCTACCACTAATCCTAGCGATACATAGGTCAATATCTTTTTTGTATTATCGGTCATTTGCTTTTAATTAATTCATAACCCCTATACCCTAAATAGCCCAAGGACAAAGCCAATGCGCCATAAATAATTACTTTTAATGTAGTACCCTTGCCTCCAAATACACTTGCAATACTATCTCCTATACCCGATATAACATTTGATGTGTCATCAAGTATTTCTATACCACTACCCGCTATATTTAACACTTGTGGTATGAATGGAATCTTAACACTTGCATAAGTATCTAATCCCTCGGCTCTTGCGTAAGAGCGAAATGCGCTATTGAATGTTCGGCAATCCCAATGACCCGAAAAGTCACTACCTTGAGCGTAGGCGTAATTCCAAATAAGTTTCGCGCGTTCCGCACCGAAATGCGCTTTCAAACGCTTGTGCCACGCTATCCATTCGTCACAATTCCACCAACTGTCACTACCCCATTTGTCGTAGTCGGGAACGATATTCCATGTGTTTACCGCCATCTCTTTATTGTATTACCATGTTCATTTTTTCAAAGTCGTTAATGAACTTGTTAATCAAGTCGTAACGCGCTTTGTTTTGTTGTGTGGGCTTTTCCTTAAAGGTTTCCAAGAACGCTTGGTACGCTTCAATCCTTGGGTAGCCCAACCCAAGATAAATTAACAATCCGTTCAAATCCGCTTCCATTTCATCATCAATACGCTCATTGAGGTAAAAATGTGAGAACTCGTGTAACAAGATAGCCATTCGCATAGGAATGGTGAACTTATCAAACGCGGTCTTTGAAACTTGAATCATACCGCTCTTGCGACCGATACGCGCGGGTGTCGTTAACACTTGACCATTTTGACCAACGATGGTTTTAACATAGTTGATGAAATAGTTTCCATCATCACTTTGGTAAGTGGTGTTGGTAGCCAAAGTCCCCGCATTGAATGAGAACTTTTGTGCAAAGTCCACAAAATTGCGAATTTGCGCGTTCCCAATATCGCTCAAGTCAATTCTCCGCTCTAGTGGTGCTTTAACAACCGAATCAATGGTGAATGATTTTTCGTCATCTTTTTTCACACCTTGACCTAATCTATCGCTATATGCTTCGATAATAGTCACATCGGGCGTAAGGGGCATACGAATATGGAAAGTTTCCGTTCCATTTATCGTTTTCCAACGCTCGGTGAACTTTCTCTCATAGTTGGAAGAGTCATACACCTTAATGTGAATCTTTTCCGCTTTTGGCGTAGTGATTTTCACAATCAAAGTGAGGGGCGCATAATCCGTAGTTACTCTATATTTCATACCGCTTTCCTAACTTCTTCGGGGGTTGCTTTCACATCCACACCACCAACTTTCAATTTATTTAATGCTCGCGTAATCGCATCTCCGTTACCATTGTCGGCATCCAAAGGTGCTTTAACGGGATTCAAAGTCCCCCTATTAGAATAGATGACTATTGCTACACCCGCAACAACGAGTAGGGTTACTATGTCCTTCTTTTTAAGCATTCTTTTTATATGTCTTGTACAAAAAATACACGCCTACGGCTACAACTCCTATGATAAGAAGATTTTTTCCAATGATGCTACCAACTTCAATCTTCTTCTTAAACAAGTCGCCTCCATCCGCAATAGCAGTATCTTCACCACCATCCGCGTTGTTAAATTCTTCTTGTGCTTGAATATTAGGTATAAACTCACCTTTGGCTTTCTCCCTTTCTAACCAATCTTTGAATGGCAAATTAGAGCCACTACTTTTCCATAGACGATTTGCGCTTATCATAGTCATTTAATTAAGGTCTATTCCAAGAGCGAACAAGGTTTTCTAAGCGAAGACCGCCCATATCACCATCGAAAGGTTTGAATACCAAACCACCGCTCAAGCCCGTAGACATTTGAGATTGTGATACGCTACCCGTGCTATATGTAGGGGTTGCACTACCACCTTGACTAATTGGAACGATACCGCCCGTGTTACTAACACCTACGCCCGATTGCGCACCCACACTTGTGGATGAAGTTGAAGCGGGGGTTGGTGTAGTGTCTTTCTTAAACAAAGTCCCATCAATGACACGCCCTTGATTGGGATTTACAATCGGAGGAATTGGAGGCAAAGGAGGCATTGGGCCAATAGGGCCAAAACCACCACCACCGCCACCGCCACCTTGCTCTTCTTGACCTTGGGGCTTTTTAGTGTATCGGTTGTACAAAAAGATTGCACCAACGGCAACCGCACCATACAATAACAAATTATTATTATTCATCTTTTCAAAAATAAGGTTTTTTAAATTAAAAATTAGGGTGAGCAAAAACCCACCCTAACCTTAACGATTCGTTCTAATTAAGCCTCGGTTTTTGGCTTCTTGAAAACGAAGTAAAGTACACCCGCAACTACGGCAAGGGTCAATACAGTTTTAGTGGTTTTGTTCATAGTATTATTTTTTTAAGTTGTTTAAGTTTAATGTGCGCGTTGACGGAAACACATTTTCTACCGCCATATCCGCATAAGAGTCGTCCTCACCCGAAAAATTATCAAATGATTCACCTTTGTTGTTTGACGCACTATCAAGTACCCCATCCTTTTGGGAAATCAAGTAGAGGGCAACACCCGCTAAAATTATTCCACCAATCCAATATTCTTTTTTCATATTCATATCAATCTTTGTAAAATAGAAAGTAGTTCACTACACCTCCACCAACCGCACCTAAAATAGCGGTCACATAAAGGTTCTTTTTGTAGTACCAACCATACATAAGACCTACAACCACTCCAACCGCGCTACCTTTAATGGTACTACGGGTTTTTTGGATGAATGTATCGTGAGCATCTTGACTTTTCAAGGTTTTCACATTGTCTAGTGCATCTTGGAACTCGCTCATTATTTTGTTGTTACGACTTTATAAACGATATATCCCAATATGGCAAGTGCGCCATAAAACAAGAAACTACCTTTTTGTTGTTTGGTAATTGCCGTGTTTTGTGGTGCATCCATAATCAATTCTACATCCGTTCCAACTATTAACTTTTTACCATTATAATTTACCTCTTTTATTACACCCCCAAGAGGGGCTTCAACCTCTATAATTTGACCTTCTCTAATTTGGCCACCCGTAATGCTATTAATTTCGACCCCACCCAATTTATTATTAGAAAGAGGATAGAAAGATTTTAATACCTTGGCTCTCATAGATTATTTCTTTTTGTAGAAGTAAACGGCTACACCAATTAAAGCAATTGCACCCACACCAATCAATACCATAGTGGTTGTGCTAATACCTCTTGTTTGTGGCGGTTGTTGATTCAACTCCCCACGACCTAAGTCAATATCCGAACCTACATTTGAAGCGGGTTGACCCGTTTGCTTGATACTCCAAACATTCAAACCCGTGTTAATACCACTTTGAATAGTTTCGGGCGTGAATACGCTTGAAAGGAAACCACCAAAGGCGGTATCTTTAAAACTCTTTTTTGAAGAAGTAGTAATAGGTTTTGAAGTTGATGTAATAGGATTTGGGATATTTGACAAGTTTACATTTGAACTAGTTCCGCCTATACCACGACCCGATGGCAAATCGTCACCAACCGCATTAGAATAACTTTCCATTGCTACACCACCCGCCAATTTAGCGAAGTCGTTACGGAATGGCTCACTCTTTGGCAACAAACTACCAAAGGCGGTTTCAATTTGCTTTTTAGTTGGGTTTGCGGGTAGCATCACTCCGTGCTTACGGATAATGCGAACTACCTCGTTTGGCTTCTCATCAATGGTTAATGCCGTAATAGCATAAACTTGCTTCGGTGATAATTGTTGGTTCATTTCTTTGATACGATTATGGCTGCAGCGATGATTATCGTAGCAGCGATTAACATTGCATTGGTTTGCATAGCGAGTTTCGTACTATCGCTTTGCATTTGTTGTTGGTTGTTACCTAAAACCGCACTTGTAAGTGTAGCATCCGCGCCCAAAAACGATTCGCCTTTCTTTTTGCATCCGCAATCCCCATCTTTGGGGGCGAACACCTCAAGAATCAAATCTTTATCGGGGTGCAATTCGGCAATTGCTCGTAATGCGGGTTCACCTTCTTGCGCGACCAACATACGAAGATTATCACCCATTCGTCTACCATCTACGACACGATAGCCGAATTGTTGTATGACCGATTTAGCCCCTACGGGGTTGGCCTTTGCGATATATTCGTAAAAATTCATTTGTTTTTATAGATTATGTATGCGCCTATGACAATTAATGCAAATGCCACACCGCTAGTGTGAAGTCGCATTAACCACTTGGTTTGGCCCTCAAGTTTATCCAATCTTTCCTCGGTAGTCATTTTGTTAGCAATAAAAAAAGGGTGGGCGAAATACACCCACCCTTTCTATTTGGTTGTTGGTTAAAATTAACCTACCAATTTAACGGGTTGTGAACGCACGATTCCAGGACTTGCGTAGTCACGAGAAACGGCCTTACCTGCCAATCCACGAGCCAAATTGATGTTGTCACTTGGGTACAAGTACAATTTAACGCTAGTAGAAGCCAAGATAGAGTTAAGAATCAACTTGGTGTAACCATCGATTCTATACCCGTACCGCATCGCAAGGACTGTCGACTGCTGCTGGTAAGGGTCAATAGTGGGGATGAGGGGCTTTTGTGCCAAGTTACCATTTGCGTCTTTAGTTTGAACGCTAATAGTTTCCAACAATTGAGTTGAAGAAGCGGATTGAATATAAGTCAAACCAATAGAGAACGGGTTGTTCATGAATTGGTACAACATCTGTTGGTAAGTCACGTTAGGGATGGCACTAGAAATAGTAACCGCGCCCGTAACATAGTTACCGCTAGTGTTGAAGTTAGCCGAACTAATATACTCATAAGAACCCAACACATCAAAACTATTCACGGCAGAACCAGTGTTAGTGATGTTGATGATGTAAGGTTGTGAAGTTGGTGCAGAGGCGGACATAACGTCACCATTTGCACTCATGAAATCTTCCGAAGCGGTGAATGACAAATCATCGTCAAAGAAACCATCGGCATTTACGAAACCCTCGTGCGCATTTCTTTGTGCGTCTGCGAGATACTTGCGAATAGACATAATTATTGTTTTTGTTTTTTAAAGTTTAAGATAAATTAAGGTTGTGTCGGTGACGATACACGGGCTTTATCAATGGCCTTTTGAATTTGATTGGCTACTAATACACCCACTACAATCGTGGTTACACCATAAGCGAGTTTTTTGATTGATTCAATGTTCATTTTCTTTGTTCTTTTTCCTTGCATAGGCACAGACCATTCGCAAGTCGAAAGCAAATTTATTTTATATAAATTAGTAGTAACCTACGAGGTTAACAATAAAAGAAAATCGCAAGTAGTATTTTACTTGCGATTAATTATTAAAAGATAATAAGAATGGGGGCTTGCGTACTATTTACTTTAAGTACATCTTTTTTAATCGACCCAACTCGTGAGCGATAGCGGTATCGTGAGTGTATTTCTTTTTAGACCCAACACCACGAATTTGCAATAATGGACTAATTACTTTTCGATAATTCTCATTTAAATAATCTTTGCACGCTTCGGTAAATAATTTCTCATCTACCTTTCCTTGTAATTTCATATTCTCACAATCTACATATTGGTAGAACCGCTCGTTGCCACCAAAGTATTGACTATTCACCATGATTTCGGTTATACGAATTAACTCATATTTGTCTTCATATTTCCGTTGGTGTCTTTGCGCACTTTCCGTGATTTTGTGAAAGCGTAACCAATTGATGTTTTGCCACACCTTTGGCCCTATACGACCGATACCTTGGTAGTGTAAGATAATGTCCAAATCGCGGTGGCGGTTTGTAGCGATAGCCCCCATCAAATCTTGAGGCATCATATCACTCACGAATCGGTTAATATCTTCAATCAATAATAGCCCACCACTAAATGTATCTAGAATAATGTTTAGTGATTGCGCTAAGTCATCCAAGGTCATTTTTTTACCATCGGGATGAAAGGGGCGCACCCTACGGGCCTCAACCGCGGGGTGAACCGAAAACCTTATCAAATCTCTTAACCCAATTGCTTTAATGTGGGTGTACTCATCGTTTACATCCAAAATAAGGGCCTTACGACCCAAGATACCACTTGCGGGGTTTCCCGCAACATAATTGGCTATTACTTTGTCGGTTGTCCATGACTTTCCTACGCCCTTACGGCCAATGGCAACACCCAATAGTGGTTCTCTCATTATTTTTTCCTCCTACCTCTTGGCTTTACATCACCCTTGGCAATATCTTCCATTTGTTGTAAAATGGCTTCATCACCGAATTGGGGTGCGGGTCGTCTTTGACGGCTTCTTTTAATTGGCTCGTCTACTACAATCGCCTCTTGAATTGGCTCTTCTTTTATTACTACAACCTCTTCGGGTTCAACGTACTCACGCTCTTGTTTTGCTTCTCTTTTTGGTTGGGGGGCGGGTTCTTCATATTGTTGCGTAGGTTGTGTGGGTTGTGTAGGTTGACTTGGGGGTGGGGTACTACGGGGCGCACCGCCACTCATATCCTTTAATGCTTCCAACAATGAAGCGTTTTGTTTACGCAAACCATATATAGTTGCACCTTTGGTCAAAATGTCCACACCGAAATAGTAAGCCAACAATTGCTCATCGGTCATACCGATACCGCGCTTCATCAATACGCGAATCAATACGGGTCTTACCTTATCAATAAATTCGGGGCTTACCGAAATTACATCCTTGGTTTGGGAATTGTATTCGTTTACATAGTCAAGAATACCGATGTTTTGCCCATTGATAGGCAAAGTGATGTTGGGGTCTATTTCCCCTTTGCGCATCAAGTCCTCAATCTTGTTTGCGTCAAATTGAATCAACTTGTTACCAAAGCCGTTCAATTGAGAATACCCATCAAGTACGGCATCGGCTAGAGCGGAACTCGCAGCCTTTTGGTCTTTTCTATCCAATTGCTCTACATAAGGGTTCGCGCTACCCATGTCCTCATCGGATTGACCCCATACTTTTCTATCGTCAATATTAGCACCTTGTCCTCCACTATTTTGTGCATCAAACCCACTTTGCAATTCTTCAAAAGTTGGGGGTGTAAAAATAGGTTCGGCAATAGGGGTCGCATCCACAACCTCAACATTGGGTCGCGTATAAGGTCGTTGCTTTACATTCTCTTGTAACGGGTTATAGTCCGCTTGGAACTCCGCATTAGTTTCAAATGATGTCGTATTTTCCATATTTACTTATTTATTCGTTCTTAAATTTTTTCCGCGAAATCGTTCTTTTCTAAATACTTAGCCAAGTTTTTTCTACTAACAAATAATTTCTCATGAATTTTTTTGTCAAACGTGGTTTCGTTGGGGTAATCTTCTATTAGTTGCTTGGCCTTGCTAATCGTTGACATTGATGAGTGTGTGTATGCGCTCAAGTCCGATAAGCCATAGTTTAGGTCAACATAGCAAATGTAAACCCAACACGCAAAGGCATATTTCCTTGGGTACTTACGACTCTTCCCGAATAGAACCTCCGTTGGTATGTCATACGCTTCGCATACGGCCTTGGCCACCAATGATAGGTCACTTTTCCAAAGAACCCCTTGACTTCCTTTTTTTAAAATAGAAATGGTTTGAATAAGACCGACCTCCGAGAGTGTATCGCTTATTGCGGAGAAAAGGTTTTCAATTTCCCGTATTTTCGTTGTTGTCATTGTCAATAAATATTATTTTACCCTCTTCGCCCCATATTTTTTTTGCCACTATGAAGTGAATACCTTGGTCGCCTTGCGGACACAACACGTCAAACACCGCTTTCAACATATTGTCTATGTCGGGTTTTACTTGATGTGGCTTTCCATTCATCGCCAAACGCTTTTTGTTTGACCATGAACTCGGCATTGGCAATACAAATATAACATTTACATCGTCTTTTAACACAAATTTGTGCATTAAAGCGTATGCTTCAATTCCTTGCTTCACAAGGCGATATTTAAGTATCGGGGTTCGGGGTGGCTTTAACCATTTGTCCCGTTGCGTCATACGGGGTTTACCCATTGGGGTAACTAAAAACTCATAGTCCATATTTGGTCGTAAATTCTTTTGATTGAGCAATTGCTTTTGCGCAAAACACCCCAAAGTCATTATCGCTTGGAAAGTGTAAACCCAAAAACATTCTACTAATCATTATATCGTGTGTCAAGTTTTTTAAGAACTCATAATGTTCGGGATATTTATTCCCAATGAGTTCGGTAAACAATCGGGCTTGAAAAGAGTGTCCGCTCGGATAAGAGGGGCTTATAGCCGTAATGCTTTTGTATGGAAACAACTTCGCCTTGTAATATTGAGCCACTTGATAAGGGCGAGGTCGTTGGTAATGAAATTTTAATTTGAGTAGGAGAAATTTAGAATCTTCATTTAGTTCGTCAATTTCTTTGTCAAGGTTTACGCCAATCTTTTCGGTTGCGTATTTTTTAAAAATGCCCACCAAGTCATCGTTGTAAGCGATGTACCTCCCTAAAAGTTTTTCGTCTTGTTGTTCGGGGGTATTTTGATACGCGATTAATTCGCGCAACTCATCTTGTGTTGCTTCGCTATCGTTGGGTGAGAAAGGGTAGTCCTTTAAATTTTCGTAAACGGATTGATACGCCCCATTTTTTAAATAGGGCAAAAATTCATCTACGGGGTTTCCATACGTTACGTTGTTAATCCAAGGATTCATACTTATCGCCCATTGTCTTTTTGACATTCATCTTTATTTCGTTGATGTCTTTTCTCATATCGGCATCGTCTTTGTCCAATTTGAGCATGGTTTTGCGATTTGTTAGAATTTGCATGATTAACGAGGTAAGTGTCAACCCGATAATACCAATCGCTATCCATTGACCCCAATCTTGAGAGCCATCGTTTTTGGTTTCGGGGGCTTGTTCACCACCATCGTTTGTATTCCCCCCTTGGGCCATTTCCGTTGCCGAAGGTACGGGCGTTGGCGGTACTACGGGATTTGCCACTTGGGTAGCGTTCATCGCTTCACCCGTTGCCACTTGTGTTGTTGCTTCCATTATGCTATAAATTTAATGATGTTACCTCTTCGCATTACCGACCGATATTGACCATTCTTTACGGGTTGTGATTTTCCCGTAAATTCAACTTTGGGTTCGGTTGCTTGGATAACTTCTCTTTTAATCTCCTTGATGTCCTTTTTGTAGTTTCGGTAGATAACACCTATCACCGCCCCCGCACCAACTACGAGTAACCCAATCTTGGCTTTATCGCGAACATCGCCCTTTGTGTAATACATTGCACCCAATACTAGTGTCCACCAAATTGGGTTGTAGAGGTAATACGCACTTGCGGTTCGTGACCAATACTTTTGTGGGGTTATTTCACCCGCTTTCCATTTGTCACGGAGTTTCTTTTCCGTGTAAAAATAAAGAGCGTCCGCGGGGGTAGGGATAATATCGGACAATATCAATCCAACCGCCCCCGCATAGAGTACGCCATTGGAGTATTTCCCCTCGGTAGATTTAACGATTTCGGAAAATACCTTGTGCATCGCTTACGCTTTTTTCCACGCTTTACCCGCTACATAAAATGTAACGTAGATAACGCCCAAACTCAAGGCAAGTCCTAGAACCGCCATTGGCCAATTAGTTTTTTGAGTGTCCATATTATTTTTTCTTTTTGGTTTTTGCTACTTTGACAATCTTTGCATCCATTGCCTTGAACGCACTTGTGTTGGTCTTAGCCCCTACCACCGCGTAATACTTGGCGGTCTTTGCTTCCTTTTCCGATGTGAATACTTCACCGAAATAGTTTTTAATCATAGTCACCACCGATAATACACCACCACTTATGGTGTAGTAAATATCCTTTTGGTCGCTTGGGAAATCCCAAAAAATAATCGAGAATAGAACGCTAAATCCCAATAGCAAAATCAAAAATGCGATAATGGGTGTTGCGTATTTAGTTAATAGTTCTAGAAATTTCATAGTTAGTGATTATTACAAATATACAATTACTTTTTATATAGGCGGTAGAACTCAAAATCGGACTCCCCCCCATTCTTTTTATACTCAAGCCACTCTTCATACAAAGGCCCCGCCAACTTCGCCTCTTCGGGTTCTCCAACTACTACTCCCGTATCTAATCCCACCTCAATCATCCTCGCGGAAAATACCTCTACTTTGGCTTCAACAACTTTTAATTCTTGGGTTGCTTTTTCTAAATTTTCTTTGAGTTCTTTTTTCTCTTGAACTTTGCTCTCTACAAGTTTTTCACCTTGGGCTTTTGCCACCGATGTAACGGCCGATGCAAGTTGTAGATTGCCCTCGATTTTTTTAAGCATTTGTTCAAATTCGTCCACGGGCGGTTGGTTCACCGCACCCAATGGCATAAATATTTCAAACCCAATAATTATGGCTAGGAAAATAAATAGAATGTGCTTCATAACTTTTTCATGGTGTTAATGATACGGAGTTCGGTGATGGCCGATGAAAGTGCGGAATCCGACTTTTTAAGGGCATACCCTAGTTTGTCAATTTTCATGTCAAGAGCATCTATCTTTTTGTTGCTATTGACAAGTTGTTCGGTGTATGATGACTTCACATCATAATACAAGTACGAAACCCCCACCAAGGCAAGGAACGCTACACCCGCTACGGGGTTCTTCCTAAATTGTTCAAACGAAATGG